CTTTAAACAGGGGACGGTATTATAAAATTTTTTTTTTTTTTTTTTAACCAATATCTGTGATCGGCTCTTTGGAACAAAAAGAGCTAGAGAAATGATCCCGACCAACCTGGCACAGTGGACTTTAAACAGGGGACGGTATTATAAAATTTTTTTCAGCGATGCTGTGTGCGTATAATAAGGGAGCACAACCTTAGGGGAAAAAGGGAAAGAGAGTAGAACCAAAAGAACATTTATAAGGTTACTAAGAGAACCATTTGGAAATTCAGGCGGGAAGAGAACCGGACAGTTGATCATAGAGGCTGCAACCCTCCAACTGACAAACGACGCATTTTGTGGCATTTCAGCCAGAGGTAGCCGGACCTAATAAGTGCAGAGTGCGATTTAACGTCTTCACCAGACGAAAAGAAAGAACAAAGAGGAAAAACAGGAAGAAGAAGAACATGCAAGAGTCAAGCCTCGATGATGATGTGAGATTCTAAACCAGCAAGAGAAGAAGGAACTGAGACAAGATTTAACCAACGTTTGGTACGCGGAATGTAACGGGCTATGATACCAAAGCGGCAACGGTACAAACCGGTGGGAACAAAATCATCTTGGAGCAAACACGGAGATTTGGGGTCCGGGTGAGGTTCAGTGTTCAAAAACTGGAAAAGCATATACTTGCCACAAACGAGGTCTGTGGGCCAAAAGGAAAAGAAATCATGGCCACAATTGCCTTGACAATCACTGAGAGAGTGAGAAGGAGGAGGAACAAAAAGTGAAACAAAAGGGATGGGGTCAGGAAGTTCCTCCAACCTGGGAAAGGGAGAGGGTAAAAGTGAGACAGAAGGTAGAGAGGGTGACGGGGGTGGGGTAAACATGTCAAATGAGTCCACCGTAAACAGTATAACGCATTTTAACGTTAATAAAGAGCCAAGCACCTAAAGCTTGAGAAGAACCTACAGCTTCTCCAGAGACATGCAAATACAAAACCGGGAAAACGTTAGTTATCCTGGATTTGAGAATTGGGGGCAAAGCATCATCAAACTGGAGAGGAAGGTGCAAAGAAAAGGGAGAAGGGTCAGAAGCACCACCGAAGGTGCGAACAACGCAAGAAGGAAGACGGGCAATGTCCTCCTGGGTGCGTATAACGCCAAAATCGGAAGGAGCCGAACCAGCAGTGATAACAATGCGGCGGCCCCAAGAACCGGGGCCACTAGAGAGCTCAATGTCACAACTTTCAATAATGGCACCCTGACAGGGGCCAATATTGAGAGCAACACGGGACCGTTTGCTCGGGGTGAAAGTATAAAGAGAAGTATCACCGGTGGCTCCGGAAGCTTGGTACTTATAACTTTGTGAAATCTCCACAATTTCACCATGATGGTAAGTGGCCCCACGGGGGCCAGAGACAGCAATGGTTTGAGAAGCAAGAGGGATGGCGGAAGAAGTAGACATTGCTTGCGCTTCGGGAAGATTAAAGAAGGACCGAAGAGCCGGACTGTTCTTTTCAGCATACGGGGGGAGTTGTCAAAAGAGGGGAACAACATGCGTACACCGCTGTGCGTGCAGTCTCTGCAGCGTGAACTGTGGTTCACAGGGCGGCACTGGGATGACACACCAATTAAGGTGCATATGTAACCGGACCTAACCTGTCACGTAAACAAGTTTCCTCATCTAATTAGGATGATCGGCACAGACAGGATGCAAGCCTGGTGGGGCTATCAGTGTAAGGGGTCACTGCATCCATAACGGAAGGGCACCAACCAATAAAGGTCAGAAGGAGTCTTCCGCATACAACATTGCTGCTGGGAACTATCCCCTATAACTCAACCTAGAGACATCAAATTAATGACAGCTTGTCGGAGGTCCGTTCCAAACGGCTGTAAAGAATGTGTAAAGTAGCTCACTTTTGGAGGAGGGTTAACCAACACCCACAGGAGAAGAAAGAAAGCCAGAAGAGTGAGAAGAATGATATCAACGCGGCAATAACCAGCGATTTAAGGATTACGTATGTGACGGATGTTTTCACCGAGAGAGGAGATACAAGAAGGGTTACCAAGCCGACATGTTAACCTTTGACAGGGTTACTAACAGAGCGCCCGCACACAAGACCAAAAGGGGCGGTACAGATTCGCGAGGAAAAGGGGTGGAAAGCACAAAGAGAAGAATGACAACAACGCGGCAATAACCAGCGATTTTAGGATTATGTATGTGACGGATGTTTTCACCGAGAGAGGAGATACAAGAAGGGTTACCAAGCCGACATGTTAACCTTTGACAGGGTTACTAACAGAGCGCCCGCACACAAGACCAAAAGAGGCGGTACAGATTAGCGATGAAAGGGGGTGGGAAGGCACAAAGAAGAAAGATAAACTTAAAAGAAGTTCGTTGCTGATATTGCGAAACTTCGTTATTAGTGCAAGACCTCAAACTATCTACAACCTGTGGAGGGCAATATCAGTGTCAATTCAATCAAGCTGTATCCCAACCCTTAGAGGTTTGGGATTTTGGAAATATTCCATTTTGATAAATGGAATGGGGAACAAAAGAAACGGGATAGCCTCCTGGGGGTGAAAGGCCTGGGATGACTAGGTTGTGGAGACGACAATGAGAGTGAAGCATGTCGTAAACTTTGGCGTAGTGGGAAGAGGCTGTGTATGGCAGGGCCACCATCTGGTCAATGAAACTCCGAAAGAAATCAACATCAAAGGGTCGCTCTACAATGGCCACACTCAAACGATTAGCCATGTACTCATAATCGTAGGATAAGAAACCATCAGAGATGAGGTGACCAAACAGATGACCGATTTCAGTGTGAACAATCCGAGGGGAGCACAACCAAGCTTGAGGTTTAAAACCTGGAGCTGGCAAAGGTTGGTCCGCAATCAAGGAATCATCACCTCCAAATGCTTGCGGTGTCTTTGAAATGCCAGCATAGGAAGCGTTGGTCAAAGCAAGGTTGCGCAAGGTGTTAAGAAGGAAGGTGTAACGATTGCCAGAATGTTGCATAAGCCTGAGGTTGCCGCCAAAGTAACGAGTGTTGCAAGCTTCATGGCGGTAGGTCTCTATGTAGTGGGAAGGAGCACCAATTTGTGTCAAAAGCCAGCAGTCGAACTCAATGAAAGGACCGTCAATGCTACTGTCCCAGGAGGTGTAGTCAGTTTCAGTGAACCTGGAGACACCACGCAAGTACTTGCTAACCCAGGATGAGAGATCAGAAGTGGAGCGGCGCAAGTGCAAGTAAACATGCTCAGGACATTCCTCAAGGACGATGCGTTCCAAAGCTGAAGCAAAGGTGTTGTCACGCAAGGTCTTGAAAAGCGGGAATTCTGTCACAATCTGACCCGGGGAAGCGTCACCAAACCATTTTTCCGTTTTGCGGATGACTTGACTCTTCAAAAAGGTTCTGGTGAACTCTAGAGGGGCATCAGGTTGATCCTTACGTAATGACTTATTAATGTCACTAAGAGTACGTTTGGAAGCCCAAGTGTCTAGAGCGTGTTCAGAACACTCCTCGAACAAAGCGGAAAAATCACGGGCATTCCGGAACTCAGGGAAGATGTTCAGGAAACCGCGACGAAGTTGTTGGAAGTTCGTTCTCCTAGAAGCTCCACGCAAAGATGCCTCATTGGCAGCAGGAGACGCCGTTTTAAGCCTCTTGGCGTAGGAGATCTTTTCTGTAACCAAATCACCGTGTCTGTGATGCATGGCCCCGGGATGTTTGCGTTCAGGGAACTGGTTGGACAAAACACCACGGAAGCCTTTCTCACGAGAAAACCTATCCTTAGCCTGAGCACCCTCAAAATGAAGGAGGGGATCAGAAGGAACGTCAGGAACAGGCGGATCGTGCAAAGAGTTGGCCAAGGTGGCAGACGGACGAGGCAGCTTGCTCAGTACGGGGAATGTGAAAGCCAAAGCGCTTGAAGCCTGGGCACTGGAAAAACCCTTTCGAGATGGCAAAGACGGTAAGTGGTCAGCGAGGGCACCGATGAGGGGCAGAGCTGGGCTGGAGGATCGCAAAGACGGAACGCTGGAGCGAACATGTTCTGCAAAAGCTCTAGCGACTAAACGACCTGGGTCAGAGTTGGTGGTGAGCAAACTATGACCAGTACTGGCGGACAGAGCGACCATGGTTGAAATGATCGTTGAAGAGCCCCAGATACCTGCACGAGGAGCCAAAGCCGCTTGGTCAAAGTTCAGGAAGCAATTGCCTTGAGAACGAGTGAGACCTACAACAGCCGGAGAATCCGCAATGGTGTTGGACATACCGCCTAAGTCAAGACAAGTATCCCCAGCAATGTCAAGCCCTTGAGAGGAGGCGATCACAAAAGTTGTGGTGCCACCAAGGGACTTGGTTTGAGCAAAGCGGGGGGAAGTGACAAAGAGAGGGATGTTCGGCGGTGGGCGCGAAGTGAAAAGATAATGACCAACACGCGTTGAAAGTGTGGTCAAACCCAGTAAGTCGGCACAACCTACGGACAGGCGGCGGGTGACGGTGGCATAGGGGATCCCAGGGTATCGGCGAAGGAGAGTGACAGCGATACCATCAAGAACCCGAGATTTCCCAGTGTCAACTGGAAACACAGCGTTGGATTGGGCTGGGTCTCCGGTTAAGATGATATGTTCTAGGTGAGGATGAACAGCGATCAGGAAATCAATGGTACCTGGTGGGAACCGGGTAAAGTCATCCAAAACCAGTGTCGAACAAACAGCTTTACGGAAAATCTCGAAGCCTTCGAGGTAGTGATGTGAGTCCACCTTGTCGAGAGGAAGAGAACCAGAAGCTTGGGCAGTTGCGGCCACAACTTCAGAGGGGAAAGCCCAACTGACCTCATGGCGATTTGCATACACGAGGTTTTTGGCAGCAAAAGTTTTACCACAGCCAGGAACACCAACAAGCGTGGTCATCTTGATGGAGCGGGGTTCTGAATAGCGCACTCGACTGCGCAAATCAGCAGGGAGGGAGGAATCGCTTTCTCGAACTAACCAAACAGAGGGGTTGTCTCTAAGGTCAGAAGCAAGAACATCTGCAGGAGCAAATTCACTAGTGTAAGTAAAAGTGTGTGGAGCGAGATGGACTTGCGGGAGAGGAACGAAATTACCGTTGGCGGTAGCCGGCAGGGGGATACCCAAAACCTGGTGGTAGTGGATAGCCTCTGCCGAGAAACGGCCAACATTGAGGAAGGTGTTAAGCGCAGGCCCAAAAGAGCGGGGTACGGCGCGTAACAAACCGGAAAAAGAAGGTGAGGTAAGGAAAGTGGGGGTGAAACCTATTACCACAGGAACTCCAGCTTGGTTCTGAGGAGCAACAAGCGGTGGAGGGAGAGGAGCGGCCGGGTTGTTCACCTGGTGAACATGGAAAACGTCACGTCCGAAAGCGCCTGCCACTTGACTCACACGAAGGATCAAAACTGGATGACCTTCGGAAGCGGCTACAGGGGTGATCAGTTGGGCAGCGGCTGGTGCGTTATTGTCAGGCATGGTTTGTAAACCGACACCATAGTAACGACAAGCCAAGACCATCTGATTCGGGGTGACCAACCCGATGTAGTTGAAGTCTTCAATGTCTTGGCTAAAGAAACTAGCAAGGAAAGAATACATCAACCTCTCGGCTGAAACTCCTACCAATGAAGATAGAGAGAGCCAGAAACAAGAGTAACGGGGGTCAAGTTGATTCGCAGGTGCTCTTATGTTGACGAGAGCGGTGACCTTTTCGTGGAAAGACATGCCATCCAAATTCAGAGCCCAAGGTGTGTAGGGATGTTGAGGGGTGGCAGGTCTAAAACCGGCGTGGGTTGGCACAGTCGGTATGACGTACCCGGTGTGAGACTCCGCAGTGTCTGGAATGACATTGGGAGGGACAAAAACACCAGGCAAGACACGCTGACGACGCTGTGCAGCTGTAGCGTTCACCACTGGGGGAACGGTGAAAGTCCCGTACGAAGCCAAGTTACGGGAGGTGGGAGTGTGCAGCGGCAAGAGTAAAGGTATGCCGACGCGCCGAAAGAAAGGCCTAGCAGCCATCTCGCTAACTCTGAGGAACAAGATCAAGACGGCAGATGAGACATCGAGAAGTAGTTCCAAAGCCTTGGTGAGGAACGTGAGTACGCCCCAAGGTTGAGCCAAGGTTGGAGGAGGTCTGGAAAGAAGGTTGCATAGGAATGTAAGAGCGTTGGGGTAAAGAGAAAAGAAAACGCTACTCAAGAAATGGAAAATACCTAAGTAAAACAAGACATGGGACCATAAAGGAAGGTACCAGTCCTTGAAATTGCCAAGGTTGTAAACAATGTGAATGACGTTACCAGCACGCCAATAGAAAGATGTGGAGTAGGCGGGGAAGGTGGAAGCCAACCCGTACCAGGTGAGGAAACACTGGAAGAGGGGATGGTAACCTGGAACTTGTGTCAGAGAACACCCGCCTACGCCAAAAAGGATGGCAACACAATGGGTATAAGAAAAGTCAGATCCCGCAGGAAGAGACAAAGCTATCCACATCGAATGCCACCAAACGGAAAAGGCATGACGCAATGGACGTATCAAGTTGACACGAACCACGAAAGCGCCAATGTAATTCAGCCAAATAAAAAAAATCAGTAGGAAAACACGTTGGGGCGTGGCTTCAACTGAAATATAAAAACCGTGAAGAAAGTGGTACACGTCAGAGAAACGTTCAAAAGTGACAAAACGTTCGGTGAAGTGCACGGCTAACGATTTAGCCACCAGCCAGGAAAAGATGCAAAAATTGGCCAAAGCCCAGGTGCCTGTAAAGGTCAAGTGGTGATGGTCAAAGAGACGTACTGGATTGAGGTACGTTTTCGAAGTCCAAGCAGAACGAGGCCTTGACAAAGCGGAAATCTCACGACAGATGACAACGATTGGTTTGTCAACTGAAGTGTCGAAAGCTGAGGTGACCGAAGAAAGTGAACGGAAGAACATAGCAGGGGATGCAATAAAATAAAATCCACTGCTCAGAATGAACCAAAAAACCCCAAAGAAAGTAGGGGCCACGGACTTGCCAACACGCAACCTGTGAGCTAAGACACCGGCTGCGTACTTTTCCTCGTAGGAATAGTGGGCAGTCGATGAAACGCCAGCTTGAGCAGCTTTGGCGTGAAAGTCTCGGGGGTCAGTGCCGGGGTACCTGTCAGAAAAGGAAACCATGGTTTCAGCGAGAGCCTGGCGGGCTCTACGAAAACGGGCTGAAACCCCTGGCATATACAAAGCAGGGATGGTAACCCAGTTACCACTTGCAAAAGACCGGACAGGTTGAGGTAGGAAACTTTCGCGTGAAATCAAAATGATATGGTGCGCGAAGAAGGTTTCCAAGACCGTGACGGAATAGTCACAATCTATACCATGGACCACATTGCAGGTTAGCCAATCGACAGCAGTGTCCGGTTGAAAATAAGTAGAACCAGTCTTTTCAAGGTAATACAAATAACCGGGGGGATCTGAAGAACGGGCCAAAGTGTAAATGTCCGGGAAGAAATCGGGGGACCCCTCAATGGCCTCGGGTGCGATGACAGCGGAGCAGAAGAGGTGTTGCAAGTTGGGAGACCTCTGAAAGAGGGCATCTATGTCGGCAACAGTAAGCATCTGCAAGGTGTCAGAAAGGACGCCAAGAGGGGTGATGACGGTGGGGGCAGCAAAAATACCACTGCGATACCGAAGGAGATCCATACCTGTCAAAATGTTATTGGCTAGGTAAGCAGCGCCACGAACTAAGGCAGCTGATGTCTCTTTGCGAGAAAGCAGGGTGTAAGAGCAACCCGAAACTACGGCATGTAGCAAACCATGAAGCTTCTCTTCAAGAGCTTTATGGAACGGGTGACCATGGACGGGGGCATGAGGGTTAGAAAGTAAACCAGCCTCGGCAGCAAAACCGCTAAGGTGGGAAGGGATCCTAACCGACGCTGAGAAAACCTGCTTAGAAGTGCTCAAGTAACTGCGCAGCTCTGGGGAAAGGGCTGTGCTGCCCAAAGGGGTGGACAAAAGGTCACTTAGGGCACCAATGATGGTACCCTTCGGTACAACAAAAGTGGTGTCCTGAAAGCATTCTATTTCCGGCTCTGTAAGAAAAGCCAAAAGCAGAGATCGGAGCGCACGTAGACTGCAACCTGAAATGTCGCTGTCCACTCCATACCGGTCGATAGGATGAAGTACATTGGTACCATCGAACCTTGGCAACGTAAGATTACCCAACTCGAGTGCCCAAAGGGAAACAAAGGCACGATGAGAGGGAAAGGCACCAAGTAAAGAGAAAAACTTGGTGCGGTGTGTCGAGGGAACAGTACGCATGTAACAAAACCCGGGGATATGCCATATAGAAAGCCTTGTGGAGACGGGGGTTGAGCGCCGACAAAGCTTACGGATGAACCGATTTGATCGCAGGACGATGATTGTCCTGGTGCGTAGTAACTCTGGCAGAAGCCAGAGGAAGTTGTTGGAGAAAACCAGGCAGATGTAAAGAACCAGACACCCAAGGAAAAGGGCAGGGCTGGCCAGTGACAATACCACCGGTAGCAAGAAAGTAGCGCGCAACACGCTGTGCGACAAGAGAAGAGAGAAAAGAATTCCTAAGTAGAAGGAAAGCATCTCTATGAGGCAACGGAGTGCGCCCCTTTTCACAGGGGGGGAAACCGGGATATTAAAGGGTTCTTGGGTTGTGTGTACGTAGACTGTTGCTGATGCTGATGTTGGTGTGGAAAAGCGCT